GAGCATTTGGTTGTGACTCGTATGATATATCAGGGACCGTAGATGGAGAAGGATCAAAAGGAGCATTACACGGCTTAACCAGGTTTAGTATGGAGGACGCTCCTGCGAATAGCTTTTTTTTAGAATACTTATCAAGACCACCTACGGCAGAAATATTTTTTGAAGATGTATTAATGGCATTAGTATTTTATGGTATGCCAATACTAGCAGAGAACAATAAGCCTAGATTGTTATATTATTTAAGGCGTAGAGGTTATAGAGGTTTTAGCATGAACAGACCTGATAAAATATGGAACAAGTTATCTGTAGCAGAAAAAGAAGTAGGTGGAATACCAAATTCTAGCGAAGATATAAAACAAGCTCACGCCGCTGCAATAGAAATGTATATACAAGATCACGTAGGTATAAAGCAAGATGGAACTCATGGTGATTTATACTTTAATGATTTGTTAAACGATTGGAGTAAGTTTGATATAAACAAAAGAACAAAGTTTGACGCATCTATAAGTTCTGGTTTAGCTATAATGGCAAACAATAGACACTTGTATGCCCCAAACTCAAGGGTTGAAAAACCAAAACTAAATATAAACGTTTCTAAGTATAGTAATACTGGAAATAATTCACAAATAATCAAATAATAAATATGGCATATTCTGGTAGTAGTTATTTTCCAAGCCAAACTGTAAGTGATGCTGAAAAGCTAAGTTATGATTATGGTTTAAAAGTAGGTAAAGCTATAAAGCAAGAGTGGTTTAATGAAGATAGAAACCATAATAGATACAGATCAAATCACAGTGATTTTCATAATTTAAGATTGTACGCTAGAGGTGAGCAATCTATACAAAAATATAAGGATGAGTTATCTATAAATGGTGATTTGTCCTATTTAAATTTAGACTGGAAGCCAGTTCCAATTATTTCTAAATTTGTAGATATAGTTGTTAATGGTATAGCCGAAAGAACATACGATATAAAAGCTTTTTCCCAAGATCCTTTTGGTATGGCGAAAAGAACAGAGTACATGAATTCTATGTTAGCCGACATGAGAACAAAAGAGCTTAATGAATTTTCAAAACAAAATTTTGGAATAAATTTAGCTGAAAACGACGAAGATACTTTACCTGAAACAAAAGAAGAGTTAGAACTTCACATGCAGTTAACATATAAACAAGCTGTTGAAATTGCAGAAGAACAAGCGTTAAGCGTGTTGATGGAAGGTAGTAATTATGAGTTAATAAAGAAAAGATTTTATTACGATCTTACAGTTTTAGGTATAGGTGCTGTAAAAACTTCTTTTAATACTTCCGAAGGAGTTGTTATAGATTATGTTGATCCAGCTAATTTGGTTTACTCTTATACTGAGTCACCTTATTTTGAAGATATATACTACGTAGGCGAAGTTAAAACTATTCCAGTTAATGAATTAGCAAAAGAGTTTCCTCATTTAAAAGAAAGCGATCTAGAAGATATAATGAAAAACAAATCATATAATAGATCAAACTACAACGCTAGGCATAGCGAAGACAAAGAAGATAATAACACTATTCAAGTTTTATATTTTAATTATAAAACTTATATGAATGAAGTTTATAAAGTAAAAGAAACTGGAACTGGTGCTGAAAAAATTATACCTAAAGATGATTCATTTAATCCGCCTGAAGATATGGAAGGCGGTTTTAGTAGGATGTTAAGATCTATAGAGACACTTTATGATGGGGCTATGATACTTGGCACAGACAAACTACTTAAGTGGGAAATGTCTAAAAATATGATGCGTCCTAAAAGTGACTTTACTAAAGTTAAGATGAACTATTCTATTGTAGCACCTAGGATGTATAATGGTAAAATTGATTCATTAGTAAAACGTATAACAGGTTTTGCTGACATGATACAACTTACACATTTAAAGTTGCAACAAGTAATGTCACGTATGGTTCCAGATGGTGTTTATTTAGACGCTGATGGTTTAGCTGAAGTTGATTTAGGTAATGGTACCAACTACAACCCACAAGAAGCTTTAAACATGTTTTTTCAAACTGGTTCTGTTATAGGTAGATCATTTACTCAAGACGGAGATATGAATCCAGGTAAAGTGCCTATTCAAGAAATAACTTCTGGATCTGGTGGTAATAAAATGCAAGCTCTTATTGGTAATTACAATTATTATTTACAAATGATAAGAGATACAACTGGTCTTAACGAAGCTAGAGATGGTAGTATGCCAGACAAAAATGCTTTAGTAGGAGTTCAAAAGTTAGCTGCTGCAAATTCAAACACAGCTACTAGACACATACTTCAATCTGGATTATTTTTAACAGCAGAAGTTGCTGAGTGTTTGTCACTTAGAATATCAGATATTATTGAGTACTCACCAACAAAAGATGCTTTTATACAAGCTATAGGTGTTCACAATGTAGCAACGCTTAAAGAAATGTCTGATTTACATCTTTATGATTTTGGTATATTTATAAATTTAACGCCAGATGAAGAAGAAAAAGCTATATTAGAAAATAATATTCAAGTGGCTTTACAACAAAAAACTATAGAGCTTGAAGATGCTATTGACTTAAGAGATATAAAAAACATTAAACTAGCAAATCAACTTCTTAAAATACGAAGAAAAAAGAAAGGCGAAAAAGATCAAGCAATACAACAACAAAATATACAAGCACAAGCACAGGCAAATGCTCAGGCTGCTCAAGCTGCTGCTCAGGTAGACACGCAAAAAGAGCAAATATTAAACCAAGGTAAAGCTCAGTTTGAACAGATGAAAGCTCAAATTGATTCACAAAAAATGCAACAAGAAGTAATGCATAAAAAAGAATTGATGGCTTTAGAATTTCAATACAGCATGCAGCTTAAAGGTGTTGAAGTAGATGGTATGAAAAGTAGAGAAAAAGAAAAAGAAGATAGAAAAGACGAAAGAACAAAGATACAAGCTACACAGCAATCAGAAATGATTGACCAAAGAAATAGTGGAAAACCACCTAAAAACTTTGAGTCCGCAGGTAATGATATACTAGGTGGAGGATTTGATTTAGGTTCGTTTGACCCTAGTTAGAATTATTAATTATTATTATATTATATTATGGAAGAAAAATTAGAAGAAGTAGTTGAAGAAACTACCCAGAACCAACAGGATCCAGGTGATGAAAACATGGTTAAAGTTGATGAAAGTAAATTTGAATCTGCTGGCGACGACAGTGTTATAAAAGTAGATCTAAGTAAACCACCAACACCAGAAAAAAATGAAACTAAAGAAGATAACGCTGACGACAGCGGAGTGGTTGCAGAGCCTAAAGATGCCGATGCCACAGAAAAACAAAAAGAAGTACAGCCGGAAGCTGAAACACAAGAAACTCCAGTATTAGAAGAAATTACTGAAGATTCTACTGAAGAAGAAGTTGCTGAAGCAGAAGAGCAAATAGAAGAAGCCGTAGCAGAAGCAGAAGCAATTGGAAAGCCAATACCAGAAAATATTCAAAAGTTAATGGACTTTATGGAAGAAACTGGTGGTGATTTAAGTGACTATGTAAAGCTTAACCAAGATTATTCAAAACTAGATGATCAAAATCTATTGTATGAATATTACAAGCAAACAAAACCTCACTTAAACAATGAAGAAATTAACTTCCTTATGGAAGATCAATTCTCTTACGACGAAGAAGTTGACGAAGAAAGAGATATAAGAAGAAAAAAATTAGCGTTAAAAGAGCAAGTTGCCAACGCTAAAAGCCACTTGGACGGGCAAAAGTCCAAATACTATGAAGATATCAAAGCTGGATCAAAACTCACAACAGAGCAACAAAAAGCTGTAGATTTCTTTAATAGATACAACAAAGAGTCAGAAGCAACTCAAAAAACAGTTAAAACAAACTCTGATATTTTCACGCAGAAAACAAATAATGTTTTTAACGACAAGTTCAAAGGTTTTGAATATAACGTCGGTGATAAAAAATACAGGTTTAATGTAAACAATGCTGAAGAGGTTAAAAATACTCAAAGCGACATAAGCAATTTTACCAAAAAGTTTTTGGATAAAAAAAATGCTTTAACAGACGCTAAGGGTTATCATAAATCTCTATATACAGCAATGAATGCAGACGCTGTTGCAAAACACTTTTACGAACAAGGAAAAGCAGATGCTATGAAAGATAGTGTTGCTAAAGCTAAAAATGTTAATATGGATCCAAGACAAAGTCATGGAAAAATTGAAGCAGGTGGTATGAAGTTCAAAGTGCTAGGCGATGATGCTAATGATTTTAAGTTTAAAATTAAAAATAAAAATAAATAACAATTTAAAAAAATAAATTATGGCAATTACAAATGGCCCAAATTTGAATGTTGTTCCGGCTTCGGGGCGACAAACATTATCAACAAACTATCTAGATCTTAATGGTTCTGGTGGTTGGGCACAACAATATTTACCAGATCTTATGGAAAAAGAAGCAGAGGTATTTGGTCCTAGGACTATATCAGGGTTTCTTTCACAAATAGGAGCTGAAGAATCTATGACTGCTGATCAAGTTATTTGGTCGGAACAAGGTAGATTACATTTATCATACAAAGCTAACATAGATACAAACAATGTTATTACTATACAGTCGGACATTGATGGTAATAACTTTGCTGCTGGTGGTATCACAGTGCAGCACGGTATTAGAAAAAACGACACTGTAATTATTGCTAACTCTACTGGGGTTTACAAAGCAATTGTAGTATCTAAAGCAGATGGTGGTGGTACTGCAGGTGTTGGTGCAGACATTACTGTTGCTGGGTATGATAACGCTACAATTCCTACTTCAGGTGCTACTGCTAACTCAGGAACAACTGTATTAGTTTATGGTTCTGAATATGCAAAAGGAGATAGTTATGATGGATCTACAAGTCACGAGGCTAACGAACCTTCTTTCAAAACTTTTTCTAACAAACCAATTATTTTAAAAGATTACTACGAAGTTTCAGGTTCTGACGCTTCTAGAATTGGTTGGGTTGAAACAACTTCTGAGGAAGGTCAATCAGGTTACTTGTGGTACTTAAAAGCTGAAGCTGATACAAGAGCTCGTTTTAACGATCACTTAGAAATGTCAATGCTTGAGGGTATAATTGGATCTGACAACGCTCATACATTAGGTGCTGGTGGTTCTGGTGCTGCTATGGGTGTTGATGCTCACTTAAACTACGCTACTGGTGCTAACGTTGGTACTGAAGGTTTATTTGCTGCTATTGAAGATAGAGGTAATTTAACTTCAGGTGTTACTGGTGTTAACTCTGCTACTGATTTAGCTGAATTTGACGCTATCTTAGCTGAGTTTGACAAACAAGGTGCTATTGAAGAAAACATGATGTTTGTAAACAGAGCTACTTCGTTAGCAATGGATGACATGTTAGCTTCTATGAATTC